AACCCACCATAAATTTCCTGTGTATAATCCATCTCCCTCATTTAATATATTTTGCTTTATATCATGTTTTTGATGATTAAAATTCCACGGCATATCTATTGAATGAACTAAAGGATTCCAATGTTTAGCAATTAAATAATCTGCTTTTCCTTCTAGCAAATAGTGTGCTTGTCTTTGTTTTTTCGGAAACATAAAAGATTTCTCATTATGTTCTGATATAGTTATTTTAGTAGGAGATTCCCCCTGTTCACTTGTTAATAACTTAACTAATTCTTTATAATTATCATAAAAAGGTGGATATGTACATAAATAATCTTCTATATCTCTCTTCTCATAAGTTCTGTATAATGGAATTGTATGTGCAAAAGGATAATCTGTATCTCTCATACTGAGATTTATTGAAAATAATTCTTTTGCTAAATTTTTATACTCATCTGGTACTTTTAGTGTCATATTAATATGGTTTCCCATCTCCTCGAAAAAATCCTACTATGATATCCCTTTTCCCTCTTTTGAGTGGTTTGGATTCATGTTCGTGTATGCTAGTGAATAAAGTTAGACTTCCCTTCTTTTTTAATGTGGGGAAACTATGTCTAAAATTTTCTCTAACTTCCATAAAATCGGGTAGAAAATTACTGTCCATAAATGCGTCAGGGACAGTATATGATTCTACTATCTCCAGCTCTCCTCCGTCATATTCACTTGGGTCACTGAGTTGTATACTTATACTTATTTTTCTGGCACTAGAGCCATAATAAATTTCTTTTAGACTAGGTCTGAAATCTCTATGAGGTCTGAAAAACATTCCTGGTTCGTCATACCTTACCATATTTATTTCATGTCTGTGTCTTTCTGTATATAAGTGAAATTTATAAGTTTTATCATTGTATAGATTTACTGCTTTCAATAATCTATCATAGAAAGGGAACTCTACTCCACTTCTTTTTTTACATTTTCTTATTTTAGAGTTATAACCTGACCATCTAGTTGCTGCAAGTTTCCATTGTCTATCTTCATTTGCTTCGTATAATAACTCTATTTCATCTTCTGATAAAAAGTCAGGTATATGTGCTACTATATCGTGGTCTTTATACTTGCTAACTTGCAACTTCATTTACTATTACTCCGTCTTGTAAGACTAATTGTAAGGCGTGTGCCCATTTTACATCTTCTACTAATAAACAGTCAATAGTATCGATTCCTAACTCTCTACATACTTCTAGCCGTTGATTGCCATTATATGCTAATAGTTCTCGATGTTTGTTGAATTTTGTGGTATTTTTTACTTGCCGAACGGCTTCTAGATAGTTTCCATACTTATTAGGCATAACTATTATTGGGTGGATTAAGCCATTTTCTTTAATATTGGCTCTTAATTCTTTGTATTGTTTAGTCCCTCTCCTAACCGTCACATGACTACTAATCATATTGGTTAAAATTTGCATTGGAGCGACAGTATAATCAAGTATTCCCTTCTCAGTCATGAGATAACAGGTTTTAGGTTCTCTATCCTTTGCGTTTAAGTGTATCAACTTCCTCCTCTAATTCGGCGATTCTTTTTACTAAATCTTTATAACCATCAAATTCACATAGTCCGATTGCTGGGTGACTGTCTTGTTCTAGTTTTCTAACTTTATCTTCCAAATACTCACACCAATCTTCTAACTCCATAAATCTCGCATGAATAGAAGGGTGTTTATCTAGCCAGTCAGAATCCCGTTGCATACTGTTCCTTTGCAACAATTTTGTAACTATACTAAACACTATTGATTAGACTTATCATCTTCTCCCATTCTTTTGTATATTCTGTTGGTATAGATAGGTCAAAGACTACTCTAGGCTTACCAGCTCTATTTCTATCTGATAACCATTCATCTCCTTCCATTGTTCCTACTAATACTGTCCAATTACTATTGTAGACAGAGTGTTGGTCTGGTACTTTTTTGTAAACTTTATCAGCTACATATCTAGTATGACCTTCTCCACTATTGTGTATAAATCTTATAAACTTGCGTGGTTTATTTTTATTATTGTGCCATGAAGTCCAACCCCAATAAGGCACTTGTGCTTCGTAGGAATCCCAATACCATTGTTGACTATCAGTATATCTTTTTACTGAAGTTAAGAAAGCGTCTCTTGAATACTTAATCTCTCCTGTTACACTCCTATTAGAGTAATCAACAGAGTTAGTTTCATCATAAACGCCATCATTTTTTGCTATTTTTGCTCTTAACTTAGCTAAAGTAACATCTGGTAATGGTGCCTGATTATAAGTAGCAGGAACTTTATATACTGCTTCTGCCATTTTATCTAATCTTTTTATTATTTCTAAATTTCTTATTTTAAGTCCTTTAATCATTACTTTCTTTTTTAGGTGGCATAGTTACTGTTCTGTAATATACAACTACCTCTTTGAGTTCAACAATATACCTTTTTAATTCTTGCATATTGTATGCCATTAACTCATAGTCTGGGACACTCATAGCAAAAAATACTACTTGTCCTTGTTCTTTTTCTACTCTTGCTAGAAATTCATCTATGTTTTTATCACTAACTACAAACCAATAAGGTTCTTTTAAGTCGATTTCTCTAGGCATAATAGGTTGTGCTATTTGTCTATCTATCGGTTTAGCACTTATTTCTATCTGTTTAGTTGGTATCAGGCTGCAACTCGACAACATTATCGTCAAGCTGGTCAATCCCAACAGAAATTTCTTCGATTCCATCGAATACCTCCTTAGTTGCTTTGTTAGCTCTTGGTTCAATTAAACCAGGCTTTGCAGCCGCTAACTTGGTTAAATTGTGTCTTTTAAATATATCAAGATAGCGATTCATTTCTTTCTGCGCTTCTTGACTCTTTTTCTGCAACTGTCCTAATTGTTCAGTTTGCAGAGTAAAATCGTTTTGCAATGTTTGTATTGCTTCTTCTTGTGTTGCTACTGCTGTTTCCAGCGCTGCGTTGTTTGCTGTTAATACTTGATTTTCATTCCATAAATAGTAGCATAGAAATGATACTATTAACAACACGCCAATTAAAAACTGATTCATAATTGTTCAATCCTATAATTTAATCCGTCTGCTCCACGAATTTCCACAAGTTCTCCTTCTTCTGTTGTAAAAGATAGGAACTTGTCTTGTTTTTTATGAAACTTCTTAACTATATATGTTTGGTCGTCTTGGTCTCCCCAAGTTTGGTTATAACTGACTGTTAATTTATAATAAGTTATAAACAAACTTTTGAACCATAGCCAAAAGTTTTTTAGTTTTTCTTTAAACTTATCCATTTATTAAGTTAAGAATATCTCTTGGAGTTTTAGCTTCAGTTACATCTTCGTCTTTTAACTCCACATTATGTGTTGATTCTAATTCTAAAATCCAATCAACTACATCTAGTGAATCCCAACCTAATTCTTGAAAGGTTTTTGTTTCATCTTCTTGGTCAATTTCGAACTTACTGTGCTCAGACATTATACCATTCCTTTTCTTCAAAGAGTAAAGCTTCCGCTTCTCTTCGCCTTATCAACCCATCTAACACCTGTCCACCAGCCTTGTTCCACCTTTTGATTTGGGCTGGCACTCCTGCGTAATCGCCTGAGTTTAGGACTTTCAACATTGTTGATGAGGTGAGGTTTCCATTACCTAGATTGAATACCCATGATACTAGGGCGTCGAACTGATTTTGAGATAGTGGAACAGTAACAGCTGCGTTTACATAGTTTTCATACTCCTCTAACTCTACCTCGAGCACATGGTCTGCATGGTCTTCACTCCATTCATCTCCAGGCTGCACATCTTTGATATGCCCATAACCTATTGTCCAAACACCTGCTGGACACTTGTATGCCTTTAACATAAGTCCTTCGAACTTTTTAATTAAAGACTTTCCTTCTTCACTTATTTTCATAATTTTTTTCCTATTAAGTTGTAGGGCTACGATTCCGCGTAGTACGCGACACATAGCCCCACGAAACATCTCGATAGCCTTCTAGACAAGCGGCGCAACTGCAATAGTTGTCGTAATGAAAAGTGCAACTAGAACGCACACCTCCATTATTGTTGTGAACCTAGATTCTAGGTTTCTATCTTGTCTCTCAATGCCATCTCGAACTATATCTAAAAATCTCATTTTAGCTAATCTCCAATTTTCTCCTTGAAGCATCTGGAGTTCGAGATAAGTCTATCGTTAACATTCCTGCTTGTAGATTTACATTGTCTACTTGTAAGTCTGAGTTAAGAATAAATCTCCTCTCAAAGTTTTTTAAACTTAAACCCTGATGAACAAACTTCTGTCCATCTTCTAGTTTTTGTTCTTTTTTCCCTTTTATATGAAGTTCTTTCCTGTCGGCAATCACTTCTAATTCTGATTTATCCCAGCCCGGCACAGCGATTTCTATACTAAAACCGTTGTCACTTTCGATTAAGTTATATCTAGGATAACTACTCTCCGTATAAGTCGGCATGAAGTCGTTATCTAATCCAAGCCAAAATTTAGTTAAGTCAATACTCATAATTTCTTTCCTCCAAATAATCTTTCCAGTATTACTTTCCCTACCCTTGCGGTGTAGAGCCTTATGAAAGTAGTTAATTCTACTTTCAAATAAATTATATCAAAATTTAACCTTTTTGTCAAGAACTATTTTTCACTATCGAACTCTATATAGCCTTCCTGCTCTAAATAGTCTATCGTGCCTCGTATTCCGTTGTGTCTACCTTCAGTCCAACAAAACCCACAGGCTAAGACCGTAATTAATATGTATATTAAATCCATTTCCGTCATTTTTATTCCTTATTCTATTCTCTGGAGCGGAATATCAGAATCGAACTGATATCTACTGGTTGGAAGCCAGTCATAATCGCCTTTATACTAATTCCGCTTTGGTACTCCGTAGGAGAGTCGAACTCCTGTTGTCGAGATGAAAACCCGATGTCCTAACCACTAGACGAACGGAGCGTGGCGGTCTGTAAGGGAATCGAACCCTTCTCTCTGCCGTGACAGGGCAGTATACTTACCGATATACTAACAGACCAAAAACTGGTGGAGCTGACTGGAGTCGAACCAGCGACCTCCTGCGTGCAAAGCAGATGCTCTCCCAACTGAGCTACAGCCCCCTATTATTATTCAATAGAATATTATAACCGATTTTTTACCTTAAGTCAAGAGAAATGTACAACCTAACTAAAAATAGTTCTTGACATCATTCGAAAATTTAGATATAATATACTTATGAAAACTTGGACAGACGAAGATAAAACATTTCTCAAAGAGCATTATAATGTAATGCCAACGGAAGATATTATGAAATATCTGGACAGGAGTAAGTCTCAAATCTACTCACAGGTATCATATTTAAGAAAACGAGGTTGGACTTTTCATACTCGGAGAGACATTTCTGTCGGACTACCTACTTGGGATAACAGCTAGTATATGCCATCAGTAGAATGTAAAAATATGTCCTTCGAAAAAGCACTACGCATTTTTAAGAAAAAGGTTGAAAGAGCAGGTATCAAAGAAGAAGTGCGAGAGCGTCAACACTATACTAAACCAAACAGAAAAAGGTATGAACAGAAAAAATCTGCGCAACGCAGACGAGCAATCGACAAATTAAAGGAAGAACAACGCATTAGAGAGAAGAAAAGAATGTTGAGAGCAATGCCTAGCTTCAAAGATAGACGCAACGAAACATAAACTTCCTCACAAATTGTTTATGGACATACCAATATATAAATTATTTTCATCATAAATGAACTTACAACTATCCTTCCCACCATTACCTAAGAAAAACAGTTCTTGCTTTCTGGTGAAAGTTGTGATATAATATTATCATAAATTAGATATACAGCAAATACAAACTACTAATTGCACTTTCCTTTCCTAAGCTGATGTTGGGAGCCGAATGAAGCGTAAGCGGGAATGAGGCGAACATCTAATCTAGGAAAAATTAAAGTGCTGATTGTATAATCTAATCAACAAGATAAAGTCAAGCAATTCTGCTACTTCAATGACTTTAAAAATTCACATTAATCACTAATTACTAAAAATTCGTCTATTATTCCCACAACTTGCGCCAATCCAAAATTTTTTAACCAATAAAAAAGGGACATTAAAGCCCCTAATTTATAATGATTTCTCCTAGTTTATTCAAATTCCATCGAATATACTACCACTAGATAAAGGTATGTTAGGGTCTTGTAGCATTCTTACTCTTTGAACTGGTACTGTTTCCCTATGACCATCAGCGAATTTCAATCTAGCCTGCATACCCGTTGGGCTTTCGATAAGTCCTAACACTTCAGCATACAGTCCATGTTTTTCCACTAGTTTATCATCTTTTGACAACTTACATATCCTTTTCTTAACCATTTTTAGCCTCCAGATAAGTTTGTAGAGCTTTTAAAGCCGTTTTTGGACTCTTTTCTAACCCTGATAACTCATCAACCCCGCAGGGACTTAGTAACTCAGCTATACTTATTACTAATTGAGCTTTTGTTACTGGTTTTTCACCAGTTTTGGTGACATATTCAGTCTTTTTATATACTCCTTCCCTACTTAACTTACCAATAATCGATTTTATACTCTTATTGAGTTCCTCTGCTAGACTTTCTACTGTTTCTCTGGTGGGACTTTCTTGGTATCTAGCGACCATAATACCCACTTGTTCTTCTGTATAATTTACTGCCATAGCAAATTCTCCCATTCTTTTATCATTTGTTTAACTTTGTAGGTAGAAATACCCCATTCTTCTGCAGCTACTTCTATAGCTTCAGCTTGTCCGTATTTACTTTCCCACTCCCAAAATTGAGATTCCTTCTCCATTAGTTTAGCTTCAAACCTATTAGTCATGACTTCTCCTCATATCAGCCCAGACTCTTTTCATTTCATCTTTGATTTGCCATTTCTTTTTCTTCTGACCAATCCAGATTACAGTATCGTCTTCTAACTGCCTTCTAATCCTTCCATCATTATACTCTATGTCCATTACTTTACCTTCAGGCTCTCTATCATCATACCAAACTCTAGTGTCATTAGTATTAAAACAATGTATTTGTTTAACTCCGTCTGCATATTCTTCATATGCCATTTCCATCTTTCGTTTTTCTACTGCGTCACTATATTCGGTCATATTAGTTCACCCCACATAATGTCTAGTTGGTTTTCTACTTCATACTCTAAGAGTTCTTGGTAAGAATGTCCTTCATCATCATCATGAGTATCCCACCAATCAAAATCTTCTTCAGTAGCATCGAATCCATACTTCTCTTTTAGAATATCTAGGATTTCGTCCCATTCCATTTCGTCATTGGACTCTATAGGCATACCTTGTTCGAAAGTGAACTTACTTACACCTATAAAATTGTAGAATTCATCAGTATAGTTATGTCTAATTACTACTGCATCGTCCGCTTTTCCTAACCATTCAACTAATCTAGCACTAAATGGTGTTACTGGACTCCATGCTGAGCATATATTTATAAAACCATCGTCTATATACTCAATATTAGCCCACTTTGCCCCTACATTATCAATCCCCCAGCTATACCAATTATCTTCTTCATAATCAGTGTAGAAAGGAAACTCGTGACAATTCTCTAATTTTAATAGAGGCTCCCATAAAGTCGTCACTTTTGTACTCTCTGCTTGTTCTTCAATAGAGATACTATTGTCTACATGATTAGCCATTGAATACCCCCATAAAAATTAAAGCGAGTAATCCAAACCCTGTAGCTAAAAGCACAAAGTCTAGTTCATCGTCACTGCGATATGGTTCAAATATTGCTTTAAATATCTCCTTCATCTCTTTCCTCACTCCTCGCAACCTCAAAACCATTAGGGTATCGTTTCTCTAGTTTGCGTATGTTTTCTTCTATTACTTCCTCTGGCTTATACCCTAGTGCCATACAACCTTGACACCAATACCATAGGACATCTCCTAATTCACGCTTCATATGGAAGCGTTCGTCCTCGTTAAATTCTTTACCCTGAAATATAATTTTCTTCATAACTTCAGCAAATTCACCACTTTCAGCCATCATACCTATTGCAGATGTCATTAAACGAGGCAGGTTCATATTGTCCATTACTTCTATTTCAGAAGCACGACCTATAAAACCCAAAAAATTCGCAGACTCTCTACTTGTAGTAGAGTCAACGAATTTACTATAATCATTTATATTGATACTTTCCATCTCTTTCCTTGTTAAAAATTTTATTTAAATAATGTAGAATGACTACTGCTATTAATTTTAATATCGCTTTTATACTGTCTTTCAACATTACTCCTTACTTGGTGGAAACAACTCCTCTGGGAGCTGCACACCGTTAATCTCACATAATCTAGTGAGCATTGCTTCGTATTCTTGAGTTAAATCAACTATTAACTCATTCATTGCTTGTAAGTCGTCAAGGCACAGTTTGATTTCTTCTTCCTGTGCCTTCAACTCCTTTACCAGCTTATTTGCTTCAGTTACTGTAGGGAACTCTATTACTTTACCCATTTTTAAACCTATCGTTATCATTGTAGTATAAGTAAACCAAGAACATTGCTACTAATATTAATAAAGTCAAATTAGTATCCATCGTTACACCACTGTTCCCGACAATCTGTCTAACTCATCGAAGTCATACTGTTGATTAAGAACAACTTTCACTTTCCTTTTGTTCGGTTGAAACACATCGAAATCTAACTCTATTCCTTTAGACTTCAGAGCCTCTACTTTTCTTTTAAAGGTTTTATACTGTGATTGAGTTAATACTGCAGTCAACTGAGGTTTGTCCACTAAAAATGTCGTCATAATACTACTCCATTTACAGTGATTTGTCCCACTGTGCTTTCTTCCTCAAACTTTGCATTTGGGTCTACATAAACTGTAGCTGTGCCGTCCCAAAATCCAACCATTTTCCTACGCTGTATTTCTTTACGAGCCGCTTTACCTTCTGGTGTTTGCTCTAAATGTAGTTCTTGTAGTTGCAAATCGGTTTTTCTTAAAAATTCTATGTTAATTTTTTTCATTATTTGCCTTGCCCCCTGTATTTTTTATAACTTCTTTTCTTATTCTTGTTCATAGTAGAAGTAGCACATTTTACTTTTCTACCTCTACCCCCTACGCCTTGAGATGTTGATTTTTTTACGCCAACTAACGCTCTTGTTTTTCCCCACCTCATGATACACGCTCCTTCCACACTAGCTTAACGCCTCGTCTGGTAAGTTCGTTTCTGCACTTCTGCACGATTTTTGGTTTCGCATTAGAACTGTTGATGTAATCAATGAGTTCTTGCTTTGGAGTATTTTTTATGTAAAAGTGTTTCATAGGCTGCTGTGCAGTAGGAACACCTCTTTTATACTCTCTATGTGATTTTTTGAATTTCATTGGCATAATACACCCCTGTATTTAATTGTGCAAGTTAATCTCTAGTTGCATCGGTTTTGCACTGTTATCCGATGGAACTCCTTTTTCTAATTTATACTCTGAAAAGTGGTCAATTATATACTCTCCAACAATGTCAACTAAAGTGTTGTAATCGTTGCATTCGCAGTCGCAGTCATATGCTACTTCCATTGCTCTTTCCCAGAGTGCTCTTGGAACACTATCTAAATCGATGTAGTCCTCTCCGTCTTTGTCCTCTTTATCAAATTGAGTCCAATAACTTAAATCCTCTTGTAGACTTTGAATATCTAGCACTGTAACAATTTTACAGTTAAATTCTTTTTCTACTATTTGAATCGCTCTCCATAAATCCATATTGTTCTCCTAAAAATATACATATATTATAAACGATTTATAAGTGATTGTCAAGAACTATTTTTTGAGAGGTTGGAATTTTGATGATATGCTTTTTGTGATATAAAAAAGGGCAACGAGATGTTGCCCTAAAAAACTGCCTAATATGGTCGTTTTTATACTATGATTAATGCTCATAGTAGGGCTACTCTACGATATCTCTTTTCGCCCTACAGCATGGTTTCCTGTCAAGTGTGGTTTCCTCATCACTACGAGATATTTAGGTGTATCTACGCATCAATCACCCAATACTTCACCCTTTTTACTTGCC